CTACCACCAAATGTTTTAAGCCTTGCACCTGCAGGTCTTAGTTTAGATAAATCCCAACTAGGTATCTGACCAGAATATAATAAATGAATTAATTCTTTATAGCCTTTAGCCCAACCTGCTTTGCTATCTCCTACAACTATAGTAGTTTCACTTTCTTCTAAGGATTCATTAATTACAGGTAATTGCTTTGTGTACTTTCTTTCAACAGAAAAACCTACACCTGTACCACACATAAGTATATAAAGGCATTCATCAAAGGATCTTACACTGTCTACAGGTAAGTAAGAACAATTATATGCAGCTACATGACATCTTTCTAAAGCAACACCTGCTGTCATTAGTGCTCTCATAGAAGGCATAATCTCTAGATTAAGAACAGCACTTTGCAATTCTTTTCTTTTTTCTACAGACAAACTAAAGTTATGATTGTCTTTAGTATGTTTTTCTAAGTAATCAAAATATCTACCTACTGTTTCTTCCCAGGTTTCTCTTCTGTTTTCTTCTTCAATCCATCTAGCATATCTAGATACATGTATAAAGCTTTGATAATCTGTAGGTAAACTTACAGTATTACGACCTGTTAAATCATATGTTGCCATTTTTCTTTCCTATTAGTTTTTCTTTGTTTTTAAAATAAGAAGCATTCCAACCTCTTTGCCATTCTTTATGGCGTACATTGTGTTCTCCATAAGGATTTTTTAAAATCCCTCTGATAAAAGCTCTAAAGCCTTCATCGAATTGGATACGAAGGGGAGGCCATGGACCTCTTCGAGGTTTTGAGTACTTCGACCTCGATCCCTTCGATGTCGTAGAACGTGTCTCGTATGATTTGTTCGACCTCATCTCTTACATCTCCATCTATAGGTAGGGGGTATTCTTCTGGGTTAATTTCTAAGCTAATCGTTAAGTTTAATCTCATTTTTTAAATCTGATTCCAAGCGGACATCACTAATAAGTTTGTCCAGATACCAACGTGCTTTTAGTAAATCTTCTAATGCACGATCCTTATAGGTATATCTCCAGATGTATTTAAGGATTGCTCCTTTTAAATACCCTCGAAATTCTTTTGCAGACATAGATGCTTCAATAGCTTCTATTGCTTCTACTTTGCCATTGTTATAATGAGATGGATAATTTACAGGATCATTATCTTTAGTCATCATTATTCCATTTGTTTAAATATATTATATTATCTTTTTTACTTACTTCTTCTTTGTCTGGGCTGCCACTAAGGATGTTATAAAAATGTGAGGTATACTCAATAACTTCTTCGTGATCGCTACCATAACTAAAGCCAACCATAGCACGAGCCAAGTCACTAATTGCACTAACAACATCATACTCATCATTGTGTTTTTTAGGAAAATGGATATTGGTAGAATGATTCCAATCCCCTTCGTTATCTTTCCTAGGTTTAAGTAAGATAACAACTTCTTCATCATCAACTTCTAGTATTCTTTTCATTAGAAACCTCTTCTTCATTAGTGTAGTAGAACCATCTAGGCTCTCTTGCAGAAGATGCTTCTTGAGGTTTGTATTCTAAATTAGACCAACAGCTAAACTTATAATCACACCAATAACACTCTTCACCTAATACTCTTTTTCCTGTAGGTACTTTACGAAACTTTTCTTCAACAGATTCAAAACACCTTTTAAAAGGAAGATCTTTACTTAGTTTGTCTACCTTATCTAGAGCGTCATCTATAGACTCTTGTACTTCTTCTTTAGTAGACTCATCTTGTAGGTAAGATATCTCACCACTAGATTTATTAACTGCCCACCAACCACCTACTTTCTTTTTAGCACCTTTAGAATAGAGATGTAATTGTGTTAGATAACCAAAGCTATCGTGGGATTTAAGACCATCAAAGGTTAAGAATTTATTTCTAAATGCCCAGGGGCTACAGGATTTAATGTCATCTACTTTATCGTCAACATATAAATCTGTCTCTCCTGACATAGTTTCTGTAATATCTATTTTAGTACCTTCTTTATAGTCTACTCCAGATGATTTTAATACAGCTTTTAAAATAGCTTCTACTGCATCACCAAAAGTTACAATCATTTTAAATGTGTAGGACTTATCTTCTGCCCTAGCACCTGACTTTGCTAATTGTAATTGACATAAAGGTTTACCTAAATTAGAAGGTCTTGGTTTAAAAGAAAAATCTTGAGGAGTAAATTGCTTTTTTAGAGCAGTTCTAAAGTCTTCTACCGCTTCATCAATAATTTCCTCAGACATGGTTACCTCTCCTCTATTAGCAGACTCAAGGTAAGCTATTACTTTAGCTAGATTATCATCCATTACTCAGGTAGCACTTCGCTAACTTCAATAAAATCAGTATCAACAACAGATGAATCTACATCATTTGTGTACCGTTTAGCTTCGTAAGACCTAGCACGAATGTTATCATTATGATTAGTTACATACGTTAGAAAAGCTCTATTGGTTTCCATATCTACATCAGTAAAAGGAACAGCTTCTGATGTTATAGTAGGTGTTACTACATACCAAGAGATAGCACCAGATTGTTCTAATTGAAAATTAAATTTACATTCATGTTTAAAAGGCATCTTTTTAGTTTTATAAAACTGTGACATAACATCACCAAAGTTTTTATATGTTCCTCTATTAGAGATCTGAAACATAACAGGCAGGTCACTAAAACTTACAGGATCTTTAACACCATCTACAAAGCCATTCTCTACTCGGAGCATACCAAATACAACACGATATCTTTTAGCACCTCTCCACCAATTCTTACGGTCTTCTGAAAGGTTATCCCAATCGTCTACTTTAAATTTACCACAGTTTACTCCACCCTCTTCGTCAAGAGCTTCTTCACTAGGATGCTTTACAAAAACAGATTTGTTTACATAACGACCTTTCTGATCGTTACCATCTTTGTCTTGAAAAGTTGCATTCTCATCGTATCTTTGATAAAAAAATCTTTGTTGAAATATTCTTAAATAAGCTTCTTCTGCATATACTAGACCATGTTCTGGATGATATACTTTTACAGTTCCATCAGGTACTTTATTACCTTCTTTGTTTCTTGCCTTATTGTTTACTGTTACACGAGGGAATCCTGGTGCTGAGGCAGCAGATTGTTCAGCTTCATTTACAAAACCAAACTCACCTGCTATTTGATCATAAGGTAAATTATCTATATCTTTTATTGTTAGTGCATTCTCTGTCATGCTATTCTCCTATCTATATTGTTATCTGTTATATCTAAATTCGTGAATTTGTCAACATCTATTTCAGTCATATCGAACCAATCATTACCTATTTTTAACTCTACTTCCATAGGTACATCCAAGTTAATATCAAACATTTTATCCATTGCAGGTGCTACACCCATCATGGCCTGATATATTAATTTAGGAACAATGTCTAGCTCGTCTGGATGTATGTCAAGTACTATAGAATCATGTACAGTATTTATAAATTTACTCTTTAGTTTCATAGACTTAGTGATGTTGTTGTACAGCACACAAGATAGAGGTACAAGATCAGCAGTTGCTCCACTTTGTACAGGATAATTTTTTATCTTAGTTGCTTCGGTAACACCATTGCGTAGTCGTTTAACTTCTGGAAAAGCAAATTGTCTACCTGTTACTGTAGTTATTTTTTTATGTAGCATAACTTCTTCTTGAAGAGCAGTATGCCATGTAGCTATACCACTATACTTTTTCATAAATGATTTGTTGTATTCCATCTCAGCAGCAGATCCTTTTACACCACCATAGAGAGGCCTAAATGTTCTAGCCTTGGCATCCTGTCTAGAAGTCTTTTGACCTGCTTCTGTGAGGACTTTAGAAGTGTAGGCATGTACGTCAAACCCTTCATCTATTTCTTTACGACCTGTAGCATCATTACTCATCCATACAGCTATTCTAAATTCTAATTGTCCGAAGTCAGCTTCTAATATTTTACCACCAGGGAAACGAGATACTACTGCTTTTCTTACAGTAGCTGTACCACCACGAGGTAAGTTTTGGAAGTTAGGATTAGATGAAGATAGTCTACCTGTACCTGTTCTTACTTGAGATACCTGGGGATGAAGAATACCATTGATTACATTCTTACGAATACCTTTACAAAAAGAATTGATGTAAGTATCAAGTGCATTAATACGTTGCATATTAGTTAAGAATTGATGAGCAACTTCTAGTTCATGTTGTTTGGCAATAACCGCCAAGCCTGCTAATGTAGTTTTATCTGTTGCAAAACCATGTGACATAACTTGTTGTACATGTGTTGGTGTAAATTTAAAGCCTGCTACATCCTTGGTGGCATCATAAACATAGCCAGTACCAATGCAATGCTTACACATAGGCTGAATTTTGTATGGAGATCCATCTTTTTTTACCTTATATTGTTTCCCAGAACCATTACAATCAGGGCATTTTCTTACAGTTGTCTTACTAACAATCTTAGTCTGTTTTTTTATCTGCTGCATAAACTGTTGTTTAGGCATTCTAGGGCGATACTTTTTCTTTCCACTAGATGTAGTACCTATATTAAAAGTCTCAGCCCAAAGCTCTTTATCTACAACACTTCTAGACCATATGATTTCTGACAACTGCTCAGGTGATGATAGATTATAAGGCCTATCTCCCATAACACATTTAATTATTTTAGTATTTTGTATTGCTTTTTCTTTTCTTTCTATTTCATAATCAGACTGTACCTTATCAAGTATATCCATATCAATGCGTATACCATTACGTTCTATGTCAATAAGTACATCTGCCATATCATTAGTAAGCTCAACAATATTTTTCATACTGCAATGTTCATCGTCTTTTAATAGTTTATACTGAGTGTCAAACAAGTCACCACAAGATAGCAAGTCATATATATTATATTCTTCTACTATATCTTTTGGTATGGCCTCAAAGCCTGTACCATTTTTAAATAGTTCTTCAACTAATTCAGATTTCTTTTCTGTAACATTCCATCGTTTACAGGATTCAGATAAAGACAATGCTAACTTTTGACCACGAGCATATAAGTATTCAACAATCATGGTATCCCAGAGCTTGCCATCGTATTTAAAACCACACTCTCTAAGCCAGGACAAATCAAATTTAACATTATGTGCAATCAATAATGTAGTCTTGTCGAGTATGTCTTGTAATTCTTTATGAGATTTTTTTATATCTATGTTGGGTAGTTCATTGTGATTAAACCATATAACTTTTCTTTCTTCTGGTTTATCTATAGGCATAACACCTACGCATACCATGTAGTTATCTGGTCTGTAAGGGGAAGGACTTTTATTTGAAACTGTTGTTTCTATATCTAATACTAATTTCATTATATTACCTTGTATGTGAAGGGCAGGCAGAAATAGG